CGTCCAGTTCTTCGAGTTCGTCCAGCTCCTCGTCATCGGAGTCCAGTTCATCGAGTTCGTCCAGTTCTTCGAGTTCGTCCAGCTCCTCGTCATCGGAGTCCAGTTCATCGAGTTCGTCCAGTTCTTCATCATCGGAGTCCAGTTCATCGAGTTCGTCCAGCTCCTCAAGTTGGGCATTTATTCCAATACAATATTACGATGCCAAAAATAGATTATATTATGCAAAAGGAAAGGGCGCTTTTTATTATTTCAAAGCAAGGATAACAGAACATGATTAAATACGATCTAGCCTATTATGAAAATATGCTACGCATCTACAGCAAAACAGCAGAAACAATTAATAAAATTAGGTGGGATTGGGTATCAGAAATTGAACCTAAAACAGTATTAGATTATGGGTCCGGTATCGGCTGGTTTAAAGCATATGCACCCGTTGGCATAGACGTATATACATATGATATTATGCCGGTTATTCAGACAGGCATAACGCTGAGAATGTATGACCTATGTTGTTTTTGGGACGTGCTTGAACATGTACCTGATTTTGCCGAAATCGAACCTATATTAGCCCTATCTAACCATGTAGCAGTAACGTTACCCATTTGGCACAACAAAGGAGATGTGACAAAATGGAAACATTTTAAGCCCGGGGAACATCTGCATTTTATGACCGAAGAAATCATAGAAGCGTTGTTTAATAAATATGGGTTTGATCTTTTAAAAAAAGGTCAACCGGAAAATGCATTAAGAGTAGATATAACATCATTTTTATTTAAAAAAAGGAAGGTGTAACATTATGGCAAAGCAAAAAGAAGCTAAAAAAGCAAAGAATGAAACGTTAGAAGAAATGGCAACAGACAAAGAAATAAAAACACCCGCAACAGTTCTTGATATGGAAAAGGACAAAAACGATATTTATAGCGAAAAATTACACAAAATAATAAAAAAAGCATTCGAAGCAATGGAAAGTAAGCATTTCTTTTGTTCTATCCATTATCTTCAAGATGACAATGGAACAATCAATTCATTTATGATGACTGAAGATTTTCCCATAGATAATTTTGAAGTCGTTGTGAGAGAGGTGTTGAAGTTTGTTCATAACGAACGGAAAAAAGCCGCAATCTATGTACCGGACGGAACGATTATTGACAAAGGGTAAAAACTTTATGAGAAAAATCATATTTAGTCAACATCAATCAGCAGGGGATATTTTAACATTAACACGAAGCGTCAATGATTTTGCTCGTGCATACCCTGATATTAAAATCGATGTACGGACGCCATGCCCTGCAATATGGGAAAATAACCCGTACCTAACACCGTTAAACGAAAAAGATATGGCCGTTGAATACTACGGCATTGTTTACGGTCGCAACGGTAAGGGTATCCATAGTTGTGAAAAAGATGCGCGGCATTGGCAAGAAGCCTACCATGATGATATAGCAGAACTAACCGGATTAGAATTTGAACGGACCGGCATAACCCCTGAACTATTTTTATCGAAGGATGAAAAAATATGGGTTAACCAAGTGGCTGTTGAATTTGGATGGCAAGGACCGTTTTGGTTAATCAACGGGGGATGGAAACCGGACAACGAGTTAAAAAAATATCATCGGTGGCAGGAGGTGGCGGATCTATTTAATGACCATTTTCGGGGATCGGTGCGCTTAGTCCAAATCGGGCATAGTAACGAAACACATCCCCCCCTTGATGGCGTGTACAGTCTTGTCGGTAAAACGGATCTACGGCAGCTTATACGGCTATGTTATTGGGCTCACGGAACCATCGGGCCATTATCATTTCAATTCGTTTTGAGTGCGGCATACAAACAACCTCATGTAGTGCTTGCAGCAGGCAAGGAGGGGGTCAGGTGGCATTTATATCCTTTTGGTAGGTACATGTATACCAACGGGGCGCTTACGTGCTGTCCGTCCGGTGGGTGCTGGCGTGGGGGTGTTCATGGGAACTGTTTAGACCTAATGCCGGGCGGGTATCCCCGTTGTTATGATTTAATCAAGCCATACCAGATTATTGATAATGTTGCTATGTATTATGAGGGCGGTGTATTAAATACTGGTAAAACCAAAATGGGTTGGCCGTGTTAATTTATGCATAGGGGGGGGGTAACAACTCCCCTCTATTTTCTATAATAATACAACTATTTCAAGAGGTACGTAATGATAGGTGTAGGACTAGGATACGGTATACGTCAAAATGACTGGGAAGATATTTTAACAATATTTCACGCAGAAAAACCGGTTTCAATCGTTGAATTCGGTGCCGGTATATCAACGGTATTGTTTTATGATTATGGGCTTCATCTTGTATGCTTTGAAAGCATACAACGATGGATCAACGAAGTACATGCAATGCGGCCAGAAATTATAATCGAAAAATGGGATAATCGGAACATACCCGTAAAATGGAAATCGCAAAGCTTTGATATTGCCTTTATTGACGGTGTTGCACCTCGTGATAGCCAGATATTAACCGCAAAGCAGCTCACAGATAAAATCATTATACATGATGGCTTTCATGCAGGACCGTGGAAAATCGCTAAGTTTGTTGACGATCAGGATATTTTAGACGATTGGAACGAGGTATTAGTTGATTATTCCATGCCGAATAGAAAGGAAATCCGCTATTTCAAAAACGATAGAAATAAAACGCATTTCGGGAACGGGGCTATTTCAACCTATGATTGGGCCGGTATGCGATGGGCTATTAACACATATCACATTAAATCGGTCCTGGAATTCGGGGTAGGGCATTCAACGGTTATGTTTTGCAAAAACGGTTTGAAGGTGGATAGCCTAGAAACTAGAGAAAAGTGGGCTGATAAAGTATTTGATATTGTAGACCAAAGCGGCAAGCACTGTTTACGTATCTATTTATGGAACAACAAAGAACTTTCGCTGAATATTCAATCTCTACTTGATTATTACGATCTATGCTTTATCGATGGGCAAGAACCTCGTGACCACCAATTTGAAATAGCGGTACAAAAAACCGATCTAATCTTAGTACATGACGGCTATAGAGATCATGAAAAAATGCTAATCGAAAAATATTTGAACGGCTGGTATGAAATAACGATAGAAGGAAGGTGCCGGTTATATGAAAGAAAACGCTAGTACATTTATAAAAGATATTATTTATTTCGATGATCCAATAAAGGCAGATTTGGAAACGTCGGAATTTAACGAATACTATTATAATAAATATCAGATGTGCAAAGAATTTAATCCCACTAAAATAGCAGAGATTGGAGTACGAACCGGCTATAGTGCCTGGGCGTTTCTACAAGCATGTCCAAACGCTACGTATTTGGGTATTGATGCAAACAATGGTATGCACGGAGGCGAGGGCGGCGAAGACGGCAATTATTTGAAATGGGCAAAACGAATATTGCAGGGGTATGACGTTCATTTATTTGAAGCCGATACTCAAAAATATAGGTCGCTGTTAAATCTCAGTAAGAAGTTTCACGGTATTGACTTTTTCCACGTTGACGGTGATCATACCATTAATGGTGTTATGCATGATTTAGATCTAGCATACCGTGCTACTAAAAATAATGGTATAATACTAATTGATGATATAGCATTTATTTTACCTGTTCGAAGCGGTGTGGCGCGGTGGATAGCAGAACATGAAGGCGTAGTGAAATATGAATATCGTGAATCGATGCGCGGCGAGATGCTGCTTCACAAGATAGGTGGATAGGTAATGAAACATCAGTATGCAATTATGGTAAGTTGTACAGCTAATTACGTACAGTATTTGAATGCGTTGCTAAATAGCGTTGACTATACAAATCATCCGGTAGATGTGCATATTATAGCCGTTACCGGCAACAAAAAAGACGAAGATGAGGCATTTAATACCTATCTGGATAAGCTCGATACATATAAGGATTTATCCTTTCACCCGATAGTGCATAAACGAGCATATAGCGATTATGAGCACTATGGGGCGTACCGGAAAATAGCCCAAAATATGCGATGGCCGGAACTCGTGGTAACGAGCAAGATGGGGCGATACGGCAAGCTGGAAGAAATGACAGAATACGCTGCTATTGTAATGCTAGATGTTGATATGATGATAGTACATAACATCATGCATTTTTTTAAGCTGGTAGAAAATACAAAAATTATTATCGGATGCAACGAGCGGTATAAGTGGGCACTAAACAACTATTGCATTGAGGGCCAGAAAGATTTTCCAGAAATGCCGATGGATTGGATGATTTGCAACGCTCCGCTTTTTTTAGATCCGAAACATAACGGAAAATTCCTACAAACAGCGGCTAAATACGTGGGGACCATACAGAACAAAAAAGGTGAATACGTATCAGATATTATTTCAATGAACGTTGCTCTATGGTTAGCAGGTGTACAGGATAATATTGTAGCGTTACCGAATTATGCATGGACAGGTGTACATCTGGGATATACCGATATAACAACGTATATACAGAACCGAGGCGGTAATTTCTGGAAAGCATGGAACGGTGAAAAGGTCTATATTTTACATGGGCGATGGGATGTTGACGGATGTGAACGGGGGTGGAGACGGAATCAGGAAAAACGATACGACGAGCTAGAGCTAAATGAAACCGTGAGAAAGCGGTGGATGAATCAAATGGAGCATGTGTTTAAACAGATAAAAGATCAGTATACATTCTACAACGAAAAATGGAAAATTAGGTTGTAAAATCTAATGCATCTTTATGAGCGATTTTGAAGGAACCGATATTATCCAATTACAGCCAAGCGATAAGGATATCGATTTTCTCTTTGAATTACCGAAGTGTACAGGCGTAACAGCGAATGACGGCGCGTTACCCTATGGATCGACAATTACAGATGCTACGGTTAAGGCATATGACGAATCGGGCACGGAAAAAACAGCGGAATTAGTTGTCAGCACGGGAATAGACGGGCAATATATTAATGTACGCTTGCAATATCCTACATCCGGTAATGGGCGATATACATTGACATTTATTATAACAATTAATACAGGGGGCATATTCGAGTTTGTATTTACGAGAGTTTATGTCACAGAAATTAGATGATTTGGACATTGAAAACAGGTCCGACAATTGAACCGGTTACGCCTAGCGAACTGAGGGAACATTTACGGCTAGAAAAGGGCGATACAACAGATGAACAATATCTGAAGACGTTAATTCAGCTATCTAGAGTCCATGGAGAGCATGTAACCCGTCGAGCGTGGATAACACAGACATGGACAATTTACCGTAATTCATTTCCGAAAAAAAATTACATACAATTACCTTTTGGCAGTCTTCAAACCGTCAACTCATTTTCCTATAGGAATAGCAGCGGCGATACGACGACATTAACGGAAGATACTGATTATGTCGTTGATACTGATTCCGAACCCGGAATGGTAGTTTTAGCATACGGTAAAACATGGCCTAGCTTTACCCCTTTTCCTGTCAATCCCATTGCTATTGAAATAACCTGTGGGTATGGTGATAGCGGTGAAGATGTGCCGCAAACGCTCCGTACATGGATGAAGGCGGTATGCGGTGAAATATATGAAAACAGAGAATTAACGCTATCGGAAGGGACGCCGAAAACAATAAAAGTATATGAATCTATTTTATTAGATCATAAAGTAAATGGCGTGTATGAATAATGAGAGCGGGTAAATTACGGCATAGGCTAACATTCGAGCATTACACGACGACAAAAAACAGTTTCGGTGAGGATGTCAAAACGTGGTCACGGTACGTAACGGTATGGGGTGCACTAATCCCGATCAGCGGGAGAGAATACATACTTGCTGAAGCGGAAAAAAATGTAGTTAATTATAAAGCAGTAATTCGCTATCGAGCGGGGCTGACCATAACGCCGGATATGAGGATGAAAAAAGGAGATCGATATTTCCAGATTATCAGTAATCCGGTAACAAACGAAAGCAACCGTGAAATAATAATACGGTGTAATGAAATGGTATGAACTTTAAAATAGTAGGCGATAAAGCATTATTGCAAGATCTTGGTTGGATGATAAAAAATCTCAATGAAGATCAGTTGCGAGCAATCAGCAGAAAGGGCGCTCATATTATAAAGCTGCATATCCAGCAACACGCACCACAGGGGCCAACGGGCAATTTAGGCCGTGGCGTAGTAGTGAAAGAAGAAACAAGGAAAACAGGGGCGTTTGTCGCTATGGACTATCGAATAGCTCCTCATGCACACTTAGTGGAATACGGAACCGTTGAACGAGAGCCACTAGAAACGGAAGTATTGTATGATGAAAAAACAGGGAAATTCTATGGTAAGGAAGCAGCACCTATGCCGAAAGATCCGTTTTTTAGGCGAGGCACTGAAGCTGGTAAAGATCAGGCAATGGATGAAATGGTTAAAGCCATTTCCAAGATATTCAAATAATGGATATTGGAAAAGCTATCTATAAATTATTAAGTGAATATGTGGGATTATCGCATTAGTTGGTACAAAAATATATCCAGGTAGTGCGCCTTACGGTATGGTATCGCCGTATATAACATATTTTTGTATCCATTCGGGTAATATTCATACACAGGGCAACGATCCAAATTTTTATATGCCGTTATTTCAGGTATCGTCATGGGCCGACAGCTATACAAGTGTATCAGCAGTTGACGCACAGGTAACGGCGCGATTACGTGATTATAGTGGAGCGGTAACGATAGCAGAGGAAACAGTAACCATACAAATTGTAATTGATGATGGGGCAATTGATTTGACTGAAATCAATCCCGACACACATAAAATATGGTATCATCGAGCACATGAATTTAGAATCGTTTACGTAACATAAAAATAATAGTATAATAAAGACATAATTATAATAAGAATAGGATTACTCTTTTAGGGAGCCTGTAGCGGGAAAAACCGCACAGGCTCTTTTTTTGTGGAGGGAACAAAAAATGGCAGGGAACACAACCCCAATACACGGTAAAACAGCACGAAGTCATAAAAACGGTACGGACATAGAATTTACTGCAAGTTGGACAATAAATGTACGGGTCGATATTGCAGACAAAAGCAGGCAAGGAAAAAACTGGAAGGAACATATTGCAGGACAAGGCGAATGGGACGGGTCTATTGAGTGCCAGTTTGTGGCAGGCAATACCGAACAGTACGCATTGATGACAAACATTGTTACAGCATCACCCGGAACGGTACTAGATGATCTAAAATTTATGCTGGAAGATTCGGGAGACTATTTTTCAGGTAATTTGATTATCAACAGTATGCCGGTATCGGCTCCGGTGGGCGATGTAGTGAAGGTATCATTTAATTTCATCGGAGATGATGCGCTATCGTTAACAACGGCATAAGCGGGGTGACTCATGGCATCACCGGCAACACCACAACATGGAAAACTTGGAATGTTGTACCGATACCGCTTAAACGGTTTTGAGGGTGTCGGTTTAAATGATCTGACCTGGGGGGCGTTTTCGGGCGCTACGGATTCATCCTATTTTGAGGTTGTTATTGACGGCACCGGAACACCCGATACGTTTAAATGGCGCGAAAATGGAGGCGCATGGACAACAGATGTGAATATTACCGGAGCGTCACAGGATCTTGTAGGGGCAAACGGTACGCAAGCTATTACATTCGGGGCGACAACAGGGCATACGGCGGATGATGGCTTTGCACGGGGGAATCTGTACGCTGAAGCCTGTACGGAGGCAGACGCAACAGCACAAATAACTGATAGCACTATGCGGATATTAGATCCTAATACTCCCCCCACATTTACCGACACAGGCGGCAAAAACGTTATTGATATTGATTATACAACCGGTACAGCAACGTTTGACGGTAATGTAACGGTGGTGACGGTAGCTGGTACGTACATACCGCAATGTGCATTACAACGTATGGGGGAACTCTACGAATGGTCGTTTAGCGTATCCGTTGACATTGCATCACGAAACAGGATGCAAAAAAAATGGAAAGAACATATTGCAGGAATGGCCGAAACAGATGGAAGTGCAGGGGCCTATTTTCTAGCAGCTAATCCCTTTTTCGAGGGTGTTAATCAGGCAATAACGGCTAATAAATATTTTTTCGTGGAACTCTATAATTATGATCCTGATGACGATCAAACAGGCGATAGATTTAATCTATGGGCAACATTTAGCAATATCTCAATTAATGCACCTATAGGCGATTTGGTTAAAGAAACGGTTAATTTTAAGGGCACTGGAAAACCATCATTTACAGCTAATGCGTAAGGACGGGTAGCGGCATAAAGTCGACCTGAATAAAATCACATATGGCGTTTTTAACTATAGTAGAAGAAGACGAACGGATTGATGTTAAAATAGAAGAATCAGTTATTTTTTGTAGGCGCTATTCGGTGGCGGTAGCGGAGAAAATTGAAAAACCATTTAAACGAAGGCGAAAGGACCGGCAAGGCAGGTTCTATACCGATGTTGACGAAGACGGATTAAACAAAGCTGTCCTAGACTATATCATCACAGGATGGCAAGACGTTGTTAACAATAAAGCTGAAAACGTACCCTGTACCATTGAAACAAAGCTGGCGTTACCGGAAAGCGCATTATCAGAAATCTACGAAAAGACCGGCGTTAATACGGTGCGAAAACAGGAGGGCAATGACGTAGATACAGACCCTTTGGAACAATAACGAATTACCTTGAAAAACTTGATCTGAAAGAGGGTCGGTGCAAAACATGTGATCGTAATTTAGAAAACATTTTAAACGGTAAAAAGATCGTTGATAAAAATATAATAGATGGCGTTCAATGTTGCGAGAATTGCGAATGGAATTTAGAGCTCAACGAAGCCGACGATACCGCTTTACAAATATATCAATTGATTTCTAATCAATTTGTATATGATTTTCCGGCTGTGGGGGCTTTATTATTACATGATATTTTTCATTTTGAGATGTGCCAAGAAGACGCATATAATTTTTATCAAAAGCTGGTTCTAATACATGATTATTTTGTAAAAAAAAGGAAAGATAAACCGTAATATGAAAACCTATTTGTATGTATAAGCAAATAGGTTTTTTAACATGGAACGAAAATTATTTGTTGAAATCGTTGTTGATGATAAAAAGGGAACGCCACGTATTAAAGGATTTCGTGAAGAAACAAAGAAATCTATACAGTCGTTACGCGAACATAACACGCTTGGCACCCGCGTAGCAACGCGGCTTCATCGTGCCTGGGATGCGGCGCATAAGGGCATATCGAACAGTACCCGCACATTAGGCAGATCGTTAATCAATTTAAAATCTATAGCCGTCACTGCGCTTGCAGGGTGGGGATTAAAACGTTTAGCAGATTCGTTTGTTGATGCAGCGAATACATCAGAACAATATGCTGTACGATTAGGGGTATTGTTGCGATCAACGGAAGAAGGGGCGCGTATGTTTAGCGCGATGGCTGATTATGCGTCTCGTGTCCCCTTTGAGTTTGAGAAAGTTATGGGGGCAGCAACGGCATTATCAGGCGTTATGAAAGGCGGCGTGAATGAGGTTAAGGGCTGGATGCCGTTGATTGGAGATCTGGCAGCAGTTACCGGACTCACTATTGAAGAAACGACAAGTCAGGTAATACGGATGTATTCAGCGGGTGCGGCGGCGGCTGATATGTTCCGAGAACGTGGCGTTCTATCGATGATGGGATTCCAAGCCGGGGTTAAGTATAGCGCTGAAGAAACCCGTAAAATAATGATGGATCAATGGAATAAGGCTGGCAGTCAATTCAGGGGCGCTACGGAACGATTGGCCGGAACATGGGGCGGCTTAACGTCCATGTTTAAAGATCAATGGTTTCAGTTCAGAAATGCAGTTATGCAATCGGGGCCATTTCAGGTCATGAAAGATTTAGCTCGAACCGCGTTAGATGAATTAAATAGATTAAAAAAAGAAGGTAAACTTGATGAATGGGCACGAAAAACGGCGGTTGTTATTTTGGATTCGCTCTATGTTATCGCACGAGGTTTTGAAAAACTTATGGCAGTCGTTTATCGGTTCCGTGAACTTGTAGCCAGTGTTGCTAAAATATTTTATGAGTTAAAAATGGCTTTGAACGCTCGTGATTTATCTGCTTTAGAAAAGGCTTCTAAACTGGACATATCAAAAGGACAGTCGGTTACTGAAATGGCGGTCGGTAAGGATTACTATGAGAAGTATTTAAAAACAAGCGAAGCAACAGAAGACAGGCGGCGTGAATTAGAGAATAATATACGCATGTATAATGAGGTTATTAGTTCGTTTCAAGATATGCGAGAAAAAAATATAGAATCTCGCCGGAAATTAAACGATGCAATTGAATCCTTTAAGGGTTGGATCGACAAGGCAAAAGCCGCACCGAACGAAATACCGGGAAAAGGAGGTACAAGCACAAGCAAACCGGCACGTAGCAATATTTCGGTAGGTGGTGGGGGCGGTACGCTGGGTACAGTAGCAACAAAAGCAATATATGAACCCGGATTATGGGAGTATCAGGCGCGTGAAAAATATGATGTCATGAACCGTGTGTATGAGATGGATATGGATTATGCACAAAAAGCAGGGCAAATATACGAAAATCTACGGGCAGATATGGCCGATATGGATAAGGATTCATATAAATTAAAATATGGTTTATTGGAAAAACAATATGAAGAATATAAAGCGTTTTTAGATGATACTTCGGATCTGGATAAATGGTACTATTTAAAAAAGGAGGAATTGGATCGTAATTATGAACGAAAATACGGAACGTTATTACAACGATTAAGGGTTCGCTACAAAGACTTTCAAGATGAAAATATAAACGCTACCTCTATTATGTATAGCGTTATTGATTCAGGTGCTCAAAATATGCAGTCCCAATTATCCGATATTCTGTTTAATGCTTTCACCGGCAACTTTGATGAAATAAAATTTAGCTGGGATAGTCTATGGGATTCAATGTTAAAAACAGCCGTTGATATGATTGCACAAATAGCTGTTGAATGGGCTATCGGATTCGGGGCTAATACGCTTTTGCCGGGTATCAGTGGATTGTTGGGTGGTCTCCCTGTAGTCGGCGAAATATCAGGGGTATTTGGTAATTTATTAGGTGGTGTAACGGATGTTATTGGGGGCGTAACTGACGTTGTGGGGGATGTTGTCGGCGGTATCGGCGATGTTGTGGGGGATGTTGTGGGCGGTATCGGTGATTTCTTCGGTGATCTGTTTCACCAAGGCGGAACCATCGGGCAATCAGGCACAGCAAAAAGGCAAATACCTATAACAGCATACACGAACGCACCACGCGCACATTATGGACTCAAAGTAAATGAGGTTCCGATTATCGGGAAAAAAGGTGAACGTGTTTTAAGCGAAGCTGAAACAGAAGCATACGAAAACAACCAGCAAGGCAATCAATATATTTTTCAAGGATGCGTTTTTACGCCGGATGATTTTAACCGCTGGATGGGCTCAAGTATAGATAATGCACAACAAGCACGTACAGGATCAACCTACCAAAAGGTTAACCTTGCAACCATAGGAATTGATATATGACCACGAAAATAATTGCCGAAAATATATTAGAGGATTCGAAGTTCCTATCAGCTACAGAGCAGGCGGGTGAATATTGGCAGCAACCAATTTTAAACAGCTCGAATACAGGGGCAATGAGACCGTTTACCCATGAAACACCACAGGATTTTGAATATTCGGGAACTGCGACAAGCGACGGCACAACGACAACAATTATTGATTCTCATCTATCTATTTTTGGTGATGATTATTTGATTGGCGCAACTATAGAATTTACCGGAGGTGAAAATACCAGCGGAACGAAAACAGTAACGGACTTTACACAGTCAACAGGTACGCTTGCATGGTCAGGGGCGGTAAACGCTACAAAAACAGGCGATACATTTGACGTAACGTTATCATTTGCAACAAGAGATTTTATCGTTGAGTTGATCAGCTCGGGAGATACAAAGGACGCAACACATAAATGGTCTCATGATGGAGGGTCGCATTATCTAGGACGTGATGACCCTAATCAGGCTACGTGGTTGGGTAGGCAAGAAATTATCGCTGCGGGTCTTGATTGTACAAATTCGTACGTTACCGGCGTGCAAGCCGACAATGGCGATATCGTCATAGCCTACGAAGAAAATACCGGAGGTGTCGTCAAAATACAAAAATCATCTGACAATGGTTTGACGTGGGCGGCAGCCGTAACGGTAATATCGAGTAGTGTGGTATTTTCTCGGATGTTTAAAACCCGTTCGGGGCGTATCGCCTTTGCTGTCGGTACGGGTATGGCGTATTCGGACGATGACGGCGATACATGGAGTATTGCCACGATGGATTATACCGGTATCGGTGGGCCACAATACATAGAGTTGTCGAGTGGCTCACTTATGGCTGTCGGACGAGCTATCGGCGGCGATAATTCCGGGGATATCATCGGTATATTTTCCAATGATTTTGGTTCGACGTGGAGTGAACAGGTTGTTATTTTTGATGTATCTGTCGATAAGGATTCATTCTATGCAAATGTCTGCGAAACGGCAAACGGTAATATTATAGCGGCCTACGAATCGGAAGAGGATACTGATGACAACTGGGAAATTAAATGTAAAATATCGACTGATGGTGGAGCAACATGGGGATCTGAAATTGATGTCATGGATTACAATACAAAAGATTTGAGATATCCGTGTTTGTTGTTAGACATAACCGGGCGGGTATATTGTTCAGCATCACGAGCGACCGACGAAGATATTGTGTTGGCTTATTCTGATAATGACGGCGAATCATGGAACAAGACAACATACATAGACCTGTATTCAGATGGTGCGTTGTCAGCACAGGGTAGACAATCGCTCTTTATGGTTGACGGTCATATAATTATCTGTTGCTACGGCGAAGCGAGCACGGATAGTGGTTTTTATATGGTGCGCCGTGGCATATGGGAGGCATACGCTTCTAATGCATGTGTATGTCCGCCCAATGCACAGGAACAACATCTTGTATGTGGTATCCGTATAACGTGGTACGGCGGTGCGGGTGCAGTGGGGGATTCTTGGACGATGGAGACGGGATTTTATTATGGTGCAAAAAACATTATATCAGACTCACCGTCGAAACCGTGGAAATCAACGCAGGATAATACCGAGTGCAATATTGTAATCGATATGGGAGTGAATGAAAAATTTTATGCCAATGGCATAGCCTTTTTTGGCTGTAATATGCGAACGTTATCATTTCAAATGAATGCAACAGATTCATGGGGTGCCCCTTCGGTGGATGAATCTATTTCTTTTGATGTAACAGATGCAGGTGTGGTGGATTCGGCATCACTCAATCACATTATAGATGCAGCGTTATTGACATCGTTTAAAGATCATCAACTAAAAGGACAAGGCAACAAGAAATACTTCATGCGCTTTACATCGGGTAGTCATATAAATACGACGGTCGGGATACTGGATAATGTAGGCAGCTACATATTAATTGATACGCCACTTTTAAACATACAAACAGATGACACATTTGTTATTTTCCAATCCTGTATATCAAAAACATTTACCGGTGGTATTTATCGGTATATGCGTATTTCAATTCCCGCACAGCAAACGGCTGATAATTACTATAAAATTGGGGTTATGGTGGCTGGTAGGGCTATTGCGTTAAGCCGCGAATGGGGTATTGGGTACAATAGAAATAATGTATATGATATCGATATGCTAGCAACTAAGGGCGGTGGTATATTACCTATAAAAAACGCAGATCGAAAATATACATTTTCTTTACCCTGGAAAGCGTCAAAAGATACCCGTGAAGAAGTGCTGGCAACAATCGATTATTTGGAGGGTAAAAATCTTGCATTAATACCTGATTCATCGACGCTTACTGATTGCTATTTGGTTAAGTCTACCGGAGACATTAAACAAAAATACCGTTTCCCTGATGAGCGGTTTGATTTTACAATAACGCTAGAAGAGGTTCTATAAATGTCCACTATTACCGATATATTAAAGCATACGAAACCGTTTTTATTGGTCGAGTTAGATATCAACGGTATGATAAAAAGATTCGCTATTAAAAATATATCAATAGGAGATAAACTATTCGAAGCTAAATTAATGCAGGATATATCAATCAGTACATCGCTGAACATGGAAAATATGCGGTACTCTATTTCGTCGGCTCATATTAACATACGGAATGATGGTCGGTTTCAGGACGAAGAAAGCCGTAGACGTATGGACGGTGCTATAGGTCGAGTATATGTATGGGGCGATGGGTTGACCTGGGATGATATTGAAACGGATGGATTGATCTTACAGGGTGTATTTCGGAAGAACTATCATACTAGAAATATTTATTCGTTCTTTATAGAGGATAATACGAAGTCGAAATTTCACACTCTACCCGAAGTAACAATCAATAACGAAACATGGCCGAACCACCGCTTGGAATCGGGCTCAGGATCAGTGTCAGGTAAGGCACAGCCGCTTTTATTTGGCAATTGGTCTAAAGGGGTGCCCTTACTATGTGTTGATACGGTAAATCATATATATATCATTTCGCAAAATACCACAAAAAGCACCGACAGCGATTTTTCGGCAGCTACGCAAAATATATACGATAAGGATGGTGATGTAATAGCGGCGGCGAACTATACGATTTATACAAAAAATGACGGATTGGGCAATGTCGTTACGTATGCGGATTTTACATCTGACCAAACAGCCAACGAACCGTTATCATGTTCAATTGCAGGTATTCGAGACGGAACCGGCGAAATCACCGGCACAATCGACGAGGTAATAAATCATCCGGGTCTCATCATTCAGTATTTAATGCAGTATCATTCTAATATGGGTGTCGATGAGATATCAAAAGGTGATATCCAGACAATGAAATCATTGTTGCCAGCAGTGAAGGCAGCAACGATTATCAATGCAGAGGCAGAGGGTCTTGACATTGTAAACCGTATATTATCGCAATATCAAGCGGCGCTTATACCCCGCACAGGCGGCACGATAGGTATAATGACCTTCAAAACCACGAAATCAGAGACAAAAAGTCTACGAACCATTGACCAAACAACGGATATGATAGGCAGCGATATAAAATTCTCAATGACACCGTATCACATGATTTGTAACAACCTTGAGGTACAATATGCACTTAATCCAACAACGGGACAGTACGAAGGGCTATTAACCTATAATTATGCCAATAACACCCTATGCAACCGATCTTATTATGAATACGGTGAACAGCCTAAAAAAATAATCATGCTGTCAGACGTGCATGATCAGTATACGGCTGAAATTGTAGCATCACGGTATTTAGATCTATGGGCATTCCGGCATGATCTTTGTGAAAATACTGTACCGTATCATATCGGTTACGATATACAAGAGGGTGATATAGCGGGGTTAACTATTGAAGATGGATCGAGCCAGGACGGTAACGGATGGACAGCGGAACCGTGTATGCTAATCGAAAAAAAGTACGATCATCAGTCAATCAAGCAGACATGGTGGAGGGTTGCGGCAAAATAGCTGTATGCAAACTGACTGCAAAAAGGGATGAAATAGCCGGAAATGGACTGAAAATGAAAAAAGGGCTTTAGCTGTTAAGTGGCTAAAACCCTTGATTTTGTTGGTGGGCCGTACCGGATTTGAACCGGTGGCCAACGGATTAAAAGTCAGTTTGCCGGGTTCGTGTTTCCGGTAACTTACTTGTTGGGTGTATGCGTTTTGACTGCAACAGTCTTTTTTCTACTAACTGCACTTTTTTTTAAGTAACTTTTGATAACTTACCATGCATAAACCCCCTTGTCAACTCTGACCTTTTGGGATTCATTTTCTTCAAGTTATTTACTCTTTTTCCTAAAAACGACTATCCTTGCTTTTTTTTATTGACTTTGCGCAATTAAAGGAGTAGACTGTAACCAAGAAATACAAAAAGACCGGCGGCAACCGGGGGGAGGTAAAAGCAAATGAAAGTTGAAGAAATCATAACAGAGAGAATTGTCGGGTTACTCGAACGGGGGACCATCCCTTGGCAAAGGCCCTGGTCGGGGGGAGAATGCCCAATGAATGTTGTTACTAAGCGGCGGTATCGAGGAGTTAATAGTTTTGTGTTGGCGTGTTCAGATTACTCTTCTCCTTATTGGGCAACTTATAAGCAGATAAACGCTCTAGGCGGCAACGTCAAGAAGGGCGAAAAGGGGCATCCTGTCGTTTTCTGGAAGTGGTTCATCAAAAAAGAGCGCGATGAAAACGGAGAGGAAAAGGAAAAAAAGATACCGATGCTCCGTTACTATACCGTTTTCAACGTTGAACAGACCATTAATATTGACAAGAAAAAAATTCCTGCATTGCCCGAAATGCATAACGAAGAAGAAAAGATCGATATATGTGAAAATATCGTCAAGGCAATGCCTAAACGACCCGCAATAGAGAGTAAAGAGCAAAAAGCGTATTACAGTCCTTTAGCCGATACTGTTAATATGCCGAAATTTGAATCCTTTGTAGGAGCTAAAGAATATTATGCAACGCTTTTTCATGAGTTAACTCATTCAACAGGTCATGAAAAACGACTCAACAGAAAGGGCGTTATGGGCGTTGTAATGTTCGGTTCCGAAGATTATTCGAAAGAAGAGCTTATAGCAGAAATGGGAGCAGCTTTTCTTTGTGGGCATTGTCAAATCGAAAACAAAACCATTGAAAACAATGCTGCGTATATAAAATCATGGCTTGGGGTGCTTAAGGAAGACAAGAAAATGGTAATTACAGCAGCAGCGCAAGCACAAAAAGCCTTTGATTTTATAGTAGGCGAAGAAGTTGAATCATGAATGAAAACGGGGGGCATCCGGCAAGATACCCCCCAGCCTCCTAAAATAGGAGGTAAAAGCTTTTTATATATACAAAAATTTTTTTAAAATGTAAAGCAAAGGAGGGTTAGAAAAATGAAACTGACAATAAAAGAAATGACCGAAGCATTGGAGCAGAACAGAGACGAAATCATGGCGCGGCAGGAAGAAATATTAGCATCGCTTCCTGAAAAGTATCGGAATCGCCGTTGTAGAAATGGTGGGACACATGGCGGCTGGACAGTGCCCGGGGTTGCAGCATGGACGCGGGCAGTCGTTAGTGCGAGTGGATTTGAGACTGATCACTATTGGTCAGGATCTAATCCAACACCGAGCACGCAATACCCGATAGCCGTCGCAGAATTTTTAGAAAAAATCACATCAAGGGAGAAATAAAGGAGGGTTAGAAAAATGAAGGGAATACTTAGGATAGTAAGGGACAATGAGGTTAAACTCACGTTCCCGGTTGCTCAAGTTGAGGTGAAAACTGATGGAACGATTTGGGTACAGAATAACCCTGTTCTTGGCATTACGGAAAATGCCGAGAAAAAACGGATAGCCGCCTTAATGAAGGCGCGAAAATACGACGAAATAGACGTAAAATATTTTACGCGCCTTGGCGATAACGAAAATGGTCTATGGGCGGGGGATGATGAAGCATGGGAAAATCATCCCCTTAAAGCCAAAAAGGAAGCCGAAAAGAAGGAGAGAGAAGAAGAGGAAGCAAAAACAGTTGAAATTTACCTGTCTTCAAGGGGCTGGGGAGACTATAGCTCTTTGAAATGGGTGGGAGATATCACAAAGCCTGATTCGGAAATCCTAGCTGAATGCAAGACAAAATTGCAAAACGGCTACGATGTAGACAACCGGAACCAGACTGACAGCGAATTGCTTGATAAAATCCGTGCGGGCCGGAAAAAATGGGAAACAGCACCCGAACGGAGGGCAGCATTTGAAGCCGCTGAAGCCGCCGATATTAAGCGTAAGGTGGAAACAGGATATTGCTTCTACTGTGAATCATGGTGCCATGGTGATTGCGGACATTATAGCAATGATCCTCAGACACGATACAAAAGGGAATTCAAAGCAGCGGTACGGGAAAATGATTATGGGGTCAGCGATTGGTAAAAAGAAGGAGTAAGGAACGGGTGATAAAAATGAACGCTACATATTCGCCAGAAGATAACAAGCTACGGCTGTATGTAGAGGAACGGTTAGATTCTGAAACATACAGCAAAATAAAAGCCGCTGGTTTTAGGTGGGCTCCTCGTCAAAATCTGTTTGTTGCTCCAATGTGGACACCAAAACGAGAAGACTTACTTATTAATCTATGTGGTGAAATAGAAGACGAAGATACAAGCCTTGTAGATCGAGCGGAAGAAAAAGTCAGTCGGCTTGAAGGGTATAGCAAGAACCGTTTAAGGGACGCGGAAACTGCAAAAAATATGGTTTCTGCTATTGTTGATAATATTCCCCTCGGTCAACCTATCCTTGTAGGGCATCATTCGGAAGGCAGGGCGAGAAGAGATATAAAACGGATCGAAGACGGCATGCATAAAGCTGTCAAGATGTGGGAAACGGCTGATTATTGGAAAAAGCGAGCAGAAGGAGCTTTGCAACATGCAAAGTATAAGGAACGACCTGACGTAAGGGCGCGAAGAATCAAAAAGCTTGAGGCTGAAATCAGGCAATGTCAAGCCTATTTTACGCCAGATCCAAAACAAAAGCCGATCATGATGGCATCACGGGACAGCAATGAACAATGCTTGCACGTATGGTGCGCTCCTCGTGGTGGGCGTGGGGGGTCATGGGTGAAGGAATCCAGTTTGCCAGCATTAAAAGCGCACTATACGCGATGGATAAATCATTATGAAAACCGTTTAGTATATGAAAAGGCCATGCTTGATGATCAAGGTAGGTCTGATTTAATCGCACCGAAACCGAGACCCAAACAGTTACCCCTTTTGAACTATCAAGCACCATCAGGGATTACCGTTATAAATCCTTCATATAGCGCTCAAAAAGAAACGCATATGGACCAAGTAGAAATGACAAAAGAGGAATACAATAAAATATCAAATAGTTTTAGGGGGAGCAGGATTGTTGATGGAACGCACCGGATACGAGTTTGTTCTGGTGTTTATGCCAGAATCAAAACCGAAGGGTTGAGCGATATAGAACGATTAAATAAAAAGCATCAATATTATGCGGTATTTTTAACCGATAGTAAGGTGCATGTAAAGGGGTATTAAATGTTACAGAAAAAAGATGAAAAGACAATAGGGAGACCGGCAACGGGAAGGAAAACGGGTAATGTCAATGTATCATTACCCCTCAGCTTGCTTGAAACCATCGATAATTTACGGGCCATTGATAATTTATCCCGTTCGAAAATGGTAGCTATTCTGGTTCGGAAGGGGCTTGAACATGAGGCGTAAAATGACCGAAACTGAAAGGGGTAATCAAGTAGGAATAGCGGTTAACATCGAGTATAGTGAAAAAGTAAGGCGTATTGCTACGGGCGATCACTTTGTAATTTTAAATTCACTCATGGAATTGTTTGAACACAGAAAACGTATTGCTAGAGCATTAATGCGTAACGAAAACAACGAACTTCACAAGCAACTGGAATATATCAATACTATAATAACAAGGGCATTGTCTTTATAGGCAATCAGCATTAAGGGGGGGGCAACAAATTATTCAAACTTCAATTTCTTCATTTCTGTTTGTTTGATATCATCGAGAACATGGGTGTAAATCATGGTCGTGCTGATTTGGCTATGACCTAGTATCTCCTTGACAACCTGTAGCGGTATACCGGATTTAAGCATGTAGGTAGCGGCACTATGCCGTAGATCGTGGAGGCGGGTATCAATCCCTACAGCCTTGGCGTAGTTATGATATTTTTTCGATACCGTATCAGGATGATATGAGAACCGAAAAATAGAACCGATATCCGGCAAGGGGGCGAGGATACCAAGCAGTTCGTGGACGATTGGCACCCGTCTTGTTTTTTGCCCCTTGCCGGTCACAGTACAAGATCCATCTTTTATATCTTCACCTCTAACCCCTAACGCCTCGTTTCTCCGTGTGCCAGTCCACAATAAAAAATTACAATACCGCCATAGTTCAAAATCACAATCCCGTATATGGTCAAAAATAAGCGTGATTTGTTCAGGGTGCAGAACACGTGGAAGTTCTTTTCCTGTCCGTAACATTTTGATGTGAGGGATTTTCTTGATGAAATTATTGCCATAGGCGAAATGTAACGCCGCTTTCAGATGACGTAAATAGCCGTTTACCGTCACGGGTTTTGCGTTTCGGGCAAGACATACGTTTTTGAACTCATTAATTTTAGTCTCATTTAACGTTACAAGGGGGATATCTCCCAGAGCATCACGGAGCAACCTGAATGTTAAAGCGTCCTTTTTGCATGACCATTTTGATAAATCAAGGCGGGTATTGAGATAGATCTTCTCGAACTCGGTAAGCACCATACGGGAAACATTATCAAGATCAAATAATTTTCCCCGTAAAAATTCGCGTTTTAGCTCTTTATAGATGGCATGGGCTTCTTTTTCATCACGGGTGCCAAGAGATCGAGCTTTCCCCCTGGAAAATTCAGCGTACCATATACCGCTTTTCCGTTTATATAGCCTCATGGTTAGTTTCATAATCACAACCGACTCAATATATCAAGAGCTTTTTTTTGGGGGGATACGGGGGAATCGGAATCAAGCATATTGTTGATATATGCATCAATAGATAGGCGGTCAAAAAACCAATCCCCACGCTTGTTTGATGGGTCTTTATGTCCGCGAATCACGCCGATCAAGGCAAGCTCTTTCAATTTTCGAGCACCTAACGAACTGTATGTAACTGCTTGACCAGTTTTTAACCATCGTTTTTCCATAGGGATATTATACCCTGTTTTTACCTTCTTCTATAATCCATTGCCGTGCTTCATCCAGTTGAACCGCCGATAAATCGGCTATACGGTTAATACTGTACAATATACATAGTTCTTCCACCTGTATTTTATTGAATCGCAATGTACCTTCAAGGGCTTGGCACTGTAGTTTACTGATTTTATCCTTTATAGATAAATCTGATTGTCCTTCGGTATTTCTTGAAGGAAGTGTGCCGGAATTATTTGACGTTTTCTCTGATGCGGGTTCGCTAGGATCTTTATTCTCGGGAATAGACTGGGGATCTTTATTTTCTGTAATAGGTGGAGGGGTTTGATCCACGTGATTTGTTGTGGATTGCAACTCTTCATCTTCGTAGGCGATACTATCAGATGCTTCATAGCGGGGTGACATAATTTCGTGTTCAGGTAATTGGCATTGGGAAGCAAACGCTAGGGCGCGTTGCGAGTCCTTACGATAGGTATCTATCTCTTGCGGGGTCAGATCCTCTAAAAACAGTTGTAATGTAAAATGTTTTTCCTTTTTACCGTTCCGGGGAATAATCGTTTCTACTCTTCTCAGAACACAGGGGACAAATGCAAATCTACCAACAAGATCCTTTACATATAGGAGACCACTTTTAATATCATTAATAGAACGAGCACTGCGAGTATTAATAAGATAAATTCCGGCACACGACACTTCATATAAAATAACACGAAAATGACCCTGTAAATTGCATACTTTTTGTTTCAGTAAATCACAGGGGCAATTTTCATGTAAAATCCATTGATTATTTTCATTCTTTCTTCTTGCGTAACTACCATTACCAATACATTTTAAACCGCTTTTACCATAATATTCATAGGCGTACGGTATGACATCTTCAATGTTTTCCGATGGCACCCATATCTTGAGTTCACGAGGCTCTTTTCCATATATGTTTTCGACTTCTTGGGGGCATACAAAATAATCAGTTTCAAAAGGGTAGGCAGTTTCACCCTTTTTTTTCATATATCCTAGCCGTATTTTGCCAAGACACGGAGGTTTAATAATATTACCTACACCTTTAACCGTTTTTATGGGTTCAAAACTATTGCTATTATTCATCTTGGTTAACCGTCTTAGGTTGAATAGTTTTTTGTTTTTTTACACTGAACTGATCGGTTATCTTTTGCTGTTTAATTTTATCCTTTAAATATTGCGGTAAAAGCGAAGTGTCAAGCACCTCCTTGTCACTGGTTTTAATCTCGCAGATAAATTCTTCTGCTATACCTAACCTACAATTCTTTTTTTGCATGATAGCACGTAAGTCTTTTTGAATAGAATCTATTCGTTTTTTAAGGATCGTTTGCGCTTTAGTATACTTTACGTATTTTTGAGCTTGTTCAATAGCCTCTTTGGGTAATAATATATCTATATCTTTCTGTTCGCATTCTTGAATATAATTTTTATAGCATTCCCTATTCCATCCGCAATATTCACATTGCCAATCATCATAACTATATTCCCGTAGCGGCAATACCCTTTTTTCAGCATGATCATGGATGAGTTTAACGCGGTTAATAGCCATTTTTAAAACATTATGGATAGGCAAATTCATTTCAACCATATCTCGGTTAGAATGACACCGGTAAAGCACAAGCGCAATATCGGAGGTGTAATCGTATTCGATAAGATATTCTATAAATTGCGAGGTGTTTTTATTTTTGATCAGGAGAATACCACGTTTGACGTTATAGGGTTGTAGCGAGGCTATATAAAACGATGTCTGTGTGATGTAGTCAGATGGTAATTTACCGGACCAATATTGTTGAAACGTAAAATGGTTAATTGCCTTGTGTTCTAAAATGTAATCGGTTTGCGGATCTGAAACAATGCCGTCAATGTGACCGGCAATATATCCTTGCGGTATGGTGATGTTATGGCAATTTGCCCATGTTGCGGGACAAATACGCTGAGGCAAGAAATCTAGTTTACAATCAAGCTGTACATGCAACTGTTCGGAATGAACCTTGTAGGTGGTTTGCCGCAACCAGTCCAACGTTAATTCTTCATGCCAGCTCGAATCATCGAATACCATAATAGCGCGACCGGGAAGAGGTTTACGGGGTACGCCTAGGGCTTGATAGACGTACTGTCGCAAACATCGTTCAGGTCCCATAGTTGACGGGCTGGGGTTGTATGCGTTCGGCTTTCTTTTGTTATTGTGTAGAGATTCGGCAACACGAGGAAGGATGTCAGCAAGCATTAATTATCCCCTCCTTCGTCGCTTAATGAATCTTCCAGAAAAATAGTTATCTTATCTAAAATATGTATGTCTTTGTTATGCCGTGTATAGATGCCCATACACAGAATGAGCATTTTACAGAGATAGCATAATTCTCTTGTGTTTGAATAAATGGTGACGAGACGGGAAAAAGAGCTTAGGTCTTCCCCTATCTTTTCCGCTATCTTGCGTTGCATATCCGATGACAATTCCATGCAAGTACCCCCCCCCCCTTACATTCTTACAGATGCTATGCCTTTATTGGTAGTTGGGAGTATAGCGCAAACTAGGGGAGCTGTCAATCTAAAAAAGACTATTGATCCAAGTCTATATTGGAATTTAACCAACTCTTCAGTATATCGGCCATATCGGACGGTGAATCATGGTACTGTATATTGGAGTCTCCCAGAATAATTTTACGCAAATTGATAACGTAAATGAAATAATCTACGACCGCCTTGAGCGTATCAATGGTTTTGGTACTACCAGAGCGCACGATATAATTGATCTTTTCGATAATCGGTGCAGCTCCATCAGCAGTGATAGTTATTTCGTTCAACGATTCAGCGCGCTTACTATATACCGAGCCTTCCAGCAAGTCAACCGGATTTACACCGAGTGCATAGGCGATCTTAAAAAATTCTTCTATAGTAATATCCTGTGTACCAGCCTCAAGCTTCGTTATTTTTTGTTGAGCGGCATTCGTTTCTTTTGTCGTATATCCAAACGCAAAAATACCTAGAGCGGCTTGGCTAAGATCCTTCTGCTCTTTACGGTGTTTTTTGATATTTTGTCCTATAATGTTCTTTAATTTCATGTACTAACCACCCTTAGTTATTTTTATACTAGGCATATAGTATAAAATAGTATATAATCGCTATCGTCTTTTATGGAAGGTTTCATTTTATCAAATCATAAAAGTATAGGTATTTTAACAATATTTATGCAAAAAGTCAAGCCACATGAACTATACGCATCTAAATAAATTCTATTACCGTGTATTACGAAGCTCGCTGCTTTATTGTCCATCTGTGTGTAGGCTCATACGGTATGAGCAATGCTTGAAAATGCAAGAGGGGCAAGGATACGGCGCTAACCACTATATCAATAATAAATGCCTGTATTGCGACAGAGGAAAATATATACGAGGTTTGTTTTATGGAACAGAAAAAGAGAAAAAATAAGAGGAATCATAAGCGGTATGATTGGGAAAGGCTTATGGAGCCATACAAAAAGTACCATGATGAACCGTGGGAAGTGACATTTTATGGATTACTCAGAAAATACAAAAAAAAGGAAATCGCTAAAATGACCGGTGTATCATCTGGTGCAATTAGTCATTTAAGCTTCAAGTATGATCGTGAAAGCCGTACATCATGTTATCGGAGCGATACGGCACCATATGCAAAAAATGTTAGACGTTTAAAAGAATCAGCAATCAGAGAGCTAACAGATAAATATTCAGCAATGGGGTTTCCTCAAAAAACCATAGAAAAAGAACTGGCAACAAAAGATGGGTCAGAGCTTATTGGCCTTAGAATAATGGGGGTGGTTTGGGATTAAAATGGTAGATATATTGCGGTTGCACATACAATCAGTTTGCATTGTTGTTATAGTATTTTATTTGCAAAACGAAAAACAGAACCTTTTACACGTTATAAAAAAGATAATACATAAAATAAAGGAGTTAAGGGTTAACGGGTGAAAACGATTTTTTATCATTTAATTATTGCAGTTGTAATACTTTATTTACGAGATGGTCATATTGTAACACTTGAACACGGTTCTTTTGTGTGGCTTGATTGGCAAAAAAACGAAATAATAATAACAGATAATAAACTAAATAAACTATTGCTGCATCCTTTTAGCGGGATACAGGCTATAGAGCTTAAAGGGATTGATACCAATGAAGCAAAAAAATTTTCCGGCAAGAAAAAATAAACGAAAAGAAACCGCACTTCAGCGAATGATAAACTATAGATATATGGCAAGCAAAACATTTCGTTCTGACACGCCGAAAGAGGTAGCGGTATGGAAAGACGAATTGAGGGATAATATTCAACGAACTAAGGATAATCTGATACCTTTTTCGTCATTTAAAACGAAAAAGAAAAGAACATCAAAATAATATGGCTACACGAACCTTACCTAGCCGCGAAATGCAGTTTCGATTGTTGTGGAATATCATAAGTACGTCTAAAAAAATTAGGGATATTGAGGGGGCGCGGTGGTTTAGGCTGGCATGCCATGTGACATATACATGGATGATAGCACACGCTGATGATGATGGACGGCTACGGGGAGACCCTATAAAAATATTGGCTAATATCGTTCCATATGAGGAACTAACAGACAAAGAAATAGTAAACGTGCTAACAGAACTCGATAGAATAGCGTTAATTAATTGGTATGCGGTAGAGGATGAATTGTTTGTGCAAATAGCAGATTGGGGCAAATACCAGCGAATCAGAAAGGACCGATACAGGCCAAGTATTTATCCGCCGTACAAAAAAGACGTTAATGGAAAAGAAGAGCCAGAAGAGCCAAAAGAGACAGAAGAGCCAGCCGAAAAGGACATTGATTTATTATCTCCGCGTGAAAAACATGCCGTATTTGAAGAATTTATTAAACTATACCCAATCAAGACTAATCGTAAAAAAGCAGAAAAGTACTTTAACGAAGCCGTTAAAAAAGAAATAGACTATACCGGCATAAAACATAAATTAATAAAACAAATAGATGATAAAAATAAGTTGCGGAGCATGGGTAAATTCGTTCCTGAATTTCCAGCGCCGGATAGATATATACGGGATAGGAGGTATGAAGATATTTATTGTCAGGATAGTAAGGTTATTCCAGCAGCAACGGAAGATACGTACATGCAATGTCCGACATGCAATAGTGAGGTGCTAAAAGAAGATATAATTAAAATAGATGGTCAAAAATCACAATGCAAAAAGTGTTTTACAGTATCGGATATGCCGGAAGATTTAATGCAAAAAATAAATAAAATAGGAACAGTATAACGCAAGAGCTTAATCTAAAAGAAAACCAAATATTGGTATTGCGGAACGTCCGCAGCGACATGACAAGTCATCATGGTTTTGTGTGGCCTTCAGAGGGGTTGGTAGAGGCTCCCGACTGGAAGGATACCGATGAATGCGGTCATGGTCTTCATGGTCTTCCCTGGGGCGTGGGGGGTGATTATTCATATGCCGAAAATGATGCAAGATGGCTTGTCGTCCGGGTCTGTACCGATAAGGGCGGATACCGACACGGCACCGGCGACATGCACGACAAGTGCAAGTTCAAGGTCGGTGAGGTTGTGTACTGTGGCAGTAGAAAAGACGCCGTACATATCATACAAATGTATTGTCCTCCTAACACGCCGGTAAACTGGACGGTACAAGAAGGGATGAACGAATCAACCCAAACAGCCGGATACAAATCAACCCAAACAGCCGGAGACGAATCAACCCAAAAAGCCGGATACAAATCAACCCAAACAGCCGGAGACGTCTCAACCCAAACAGCCGGATACAAATCAACCCAAACAGCCGGAGACGTCTCAACCCAAACAGCCGGGGATTATTCAACCCAAACAGCCCTTTACGGATCAACCCAAACAGCCGGAGACAAATCAACCCAAACAGCCGGATACAAATCAACCCAAACAGCCGGATACAAATCAACCCAAACAGCCGGAGACGTCTCAACCCAAACAGCCGGAGACGATTCAACCCAAACAGCCGGAGACGAATCAGCCCAAACAGCCGGAGACAAATCCACCCAAACAGCCGGATACTATTCAACCCAAACAGCCGGGATAGACACAGTACAAATTGTACGATATTTCGAAGGGAACATTCTAAAAGTCAAAACACGCATAATAACCGAAAAGGAAGCCAACAAACCATATGCATTTTATGCCGGTGATTGGCATGAAGTAGAGCATTTAACAAACGAACCATAAAACAAGGTAAAAAGGGGATGACATGCAAGAGCTTAACCTAAGGGAAAACGAAATATTAGCGCTCCGTAACGTCCGAAGCGACATGACGAGTTATAATGGTTTTGTGTGGCCTTCAGAGGGGTTGGTAGAGGCTCCCGACT